TTGGGAGGGAGTGACACAGGGTAAGCACTAGCAACACCTTACTTAAGATCAACTGATAGCTCTTGAGCTTGTTAGGTAGCTCAAGAGCAATCTATTATTAGTTTTAATCCTTGACAGTATGACAAATTTATGGAATAATATATATATAAGTCATAAAGGGGATTTATCAAAATGAAGATAAAAGAGATTACAAAAAGTTTTAATGCTAAAGGTTACACATTAGATAAAACATATAAATTAGAAGATGATGTAAACAGTTTATTAGCAGGACTTGATGAAGATTTAGATTTTTTAGACACAGTTAAAGTAAATAAAACAACAAAGATTGTTGAGTTAAACAGAACTGAAAAAACAGTTTATGAATTTAATAAAGGTAATAATTTTTTTAGAGTTCAAGAAAATGTTAAGACAGGTTATATAATGACTAAAGGAACTTACAAAAAAATTAATAAGACAACATTTTTAATTGAACTAGATAATAAAAAGTTTTCATTAAAAAATCTAAAAGGTTTTTTAGGTATAATATAAAATAAAGAAAGGGGAATTAATTATGTTAATTCAAGAAATAATCTATCTAGGCTTTGTAGTCTATGGAGTTATATCTCTATTGATGACAATGGCTTATGTAAGTCTAAAGCTAGATGATAAAAGACTAAGAGAAAAGAAAAAGGATCTGTATGATGTTACAGATTTTGAGTCAAGACTAAAAGAGGGGGAAGTTCTTAATTGGTGTAACTTGTTTACAGGTACACATCACTTTGATGCTCCTGCAGATGATGGAAACTTTGTCTGCTTAAAGTGTTGGACTTATGAGGGCTATGAAATGGAAGGGGTATAATGATTGAAATTATTACACTTATAGAACAAAATAAAGATATTTTAACAAGAGATGAATTACACTTTATATCAAAACATATTGATGAAATTATTGTTAAAAAATATATAAAAAAGGGAGGTAAAGAAAATGGCAATGCCTAAATTCTTGGAAGATTATACAACTGTTGGAGAACTTATCAGCAAAATGAATAAAGAATATCCAGAATGCAGATTAGTTGCAGAGATGGTAGATAATGGGGAAGATTGGGTTATTTTTAAATCATCTTTCTATGAGAACAAAGAAGATACAGAGCCAAAAGCTACAGGCTATGCAAGACAAACTAAAGCAGATCATAACTCTTGGTTTGAGATGGCAAGTACTAAAGCTAATGGCAGATGTTTAAGAGTGGTATTTTCTGAGTCAGATGCAACAGCAGAAGAGATGATTGGGATTGCTCCTAGTAAAGAAGCAGCTCCAAAGAAATCTATTGAACAAGAGCTAGAGAAAGCAGATATTGATTATGTTGATGTTTCAACTTCTCAAATTCATGTTATTAACAATGTGAAAAGTTTTGCTATGGATCTTGCTAGTGAGAATAAAACTAATGCTGCTAACTGGTATGCACAGGCTTTAGGAGAGCTTGGTATAAATGATAAGCAGTTAGATATAAACAATATGCAAACTGTTAAAAATAAAATACAGGATATAGCAACTGAAATTCAGGTTGGTGGTGCATAATGTTAGGTATATTTGGTAGAAATAAACCTTTGTCTGTTTTAGAGGATATTCAACTAGAGAAAGAGCCATCAGAATTTAGAAAGATTCAGTACATTTTGGAACTAGAGGGCTTTATCTGCTCTCTAGATCCAGAGTTTAACAAGAATGGCAATCTTAGAAAAGCTGTTAACAGACTTAGGACTCAATATAATGCTTTAATTTATACTGAGATTTGCAACTGTGACAACAAGCAATATGCAAAGCTAAAAAAAGATGGTAGTCCTTTTATGCACAAAGCATACATAAAGGATTGGGCATTATGAGTGATAAATATAGACCAACAGCTTTTGCAGATGTTAAAGGTGCAGCAACTAAAATTCAATCTGTTGACTGGTGGACACCACCATCAGTTTTTGAAAAGCTAGATATAGAATTTGATATTGATGTAGCATCTCCTATTGGTGGAGTTGATTGGATTCCTGCTAAGAAATATTACACTAAAGAGGATGATGGATTAAGTAAAGATTGGCATGGTACAGTTTGGATGAATCCACCTTATGGTATAGCTACAGGATCTTGGCTTGATAAATTTGTAAAGCATGGAAATGGTATTGCACTTGTTTTTGCTAGAACAGATACAAGATGGTTTCATAATTATGCTTTAAATGCTGATGCTTTGTTGTTTACTAAAGGCAGATTAGCTTTTATTAATCCAGAAAGAAATGATACAACAACTTCTGCAAGTGGCTCTTTATTTGTTGCTTGTGGAGAAAAGTCTGTAAAAGCATTAGAGCAATCAAAGTTAGGATGGTTTGTAAGACTATGAAAAAAGTAATTGTTAAATTTATTGGGGTTAAAAAATATCTAGTTACAGATGATGCTGATCCTGAAAAAATTAAGAGTATGTTTAAAAAGGATTTAGAGTTATTGCCTTCTGTTTGGGCTAACAACATTGAAGCAGTTATGTATGCTAAGGATGTACCAGAGGAAGAAGAGGAATGATAAGTAACATTCTTTTCTATGTAAAAAATCTTATTTTTAAATGGGATAAGACTCCTAAAGAAATTAGAAACTTTACTTGCTTTATGTGTGAAAAGAATTTTAGTTTTCCTCTCTACAGTAAAGATTATGTTGTCTGCAACAGTTGCTTTAAAAATTTGTAATGATAGAACTATTTATAGGTTGCTCTTTACTTCTACAAGTAGAAATTACTGAGCAATCTATAGATGACTATTTTCTCTGTAATCATTTACAAGATGTTAAACAATGGTATTTTAAAACAGAACTGCATTTTGGAGAAGATACTTTGTTTGCTTTAGCTGTTATGTCTTGTGAATCAGATGGCAGGGCTAATGCAACAGGCTATAACACAGATAGCTCTTTTGATCAGGGTTTGTTTCAATTTAATAATAGAACTGAAAAATGGCTTGAAAAAGATATCTATAATAGAGAACTAGATATGTATGATGTAGAAACTAATATTAAAGCAGCTAGGTGGCTATCTTTCTATGATGGTTGGCATCATTGGAACAGTAGTAAACATTGTTGGGGTAAATATGCCAGAAGTTAACAATAACAATAGAAGATTATTTGTAGAGGATGAATATGATTTATATGATATTAAAAAGGCTAGACCTTTTTGGCATGATGTTTGTGAAGTTAATGGATGGGATATTGTAAAAGATGAAGAGGATTTTAAAGAAGACTATGTTTGCAAAATCAATAATGAGTTATATTTTATGGAGTTACAGGTTGTTGGTTATTGGCATAATTTTGATTTATCTAAAATCTCTAATGTAAGGATTTCAGCAAGTAAAGTTAGATTATTAAGAGAAAAAGAGAATGGTGGCTTAATCTTTTTAAACTGTGTGCCAAATAGATTTTTTGCAATAAATGTTAATCAAGTTACACCTGAGATGAAAAAAGACTCAGTAAGAGAACAGTTCTATGAGATACCTTTAAGAATAATTAATCCTAGAGAAGTTAATGTATTAGACACTAATTATTGTGATTGTTTAGAAAATCATTTAGCAATTACTAAAAGATATGATGGCAGAATGGCTTTTGCACAAAAAGATTACAACATAAGAGGAAAAAATGGAATATGCTGCTGATGATATAAATTATGGTTATTTATCCATACTTATGCACATAAATTCAGAGAATACATTAATTGACAAAATAGAAAATATTAATCCTATTGATGGCACTATTGAGCATCCTGTATTTGGTAAAAACAGAGGTGGCATTAGTTTTAGCTTATTTCTTAGAGGTTTTACTACAGTATTTGAAGCAGTTATGAATCATGGGGATAGATTTGATGTTCATGTTATAAATGAATCAGGCACTACAAGTATTATTGATGAGGATTTAGATCACTTAATTTATTTATTGCATATACTTTATATAAACAAGAAAGCAGAAGAGGATGAATTGCTACACAGGGCTTTAGATCCACACACTTACAGGAAAGTTGCAAAAAAAATGCACTATAGAAATGATCCCCCATTTTAATGCAATTATTTAATGGAGATTGTTTAGAAGTAATGAAAGAATTACCAGATAACTCTATTGATTTAATTGTTACAGATCCTCCTTATAAAGTAACAGCTAGAGGTGCTGCAGGTAATAGTGGTGGTATGCTGCAAAAAAAAATTAATAAAAAAGGATTAGTATTTGCTGAAAACAATATTGAAATAGAACAATGGTTGCCAATATTATATAAAAAATTAAAAGAATCTGGACATTGTTATATTATGACTAATCACAAAAATTTACATAATTTTTTAAATATAATTCAAAAAACAGGATTTTATTTTACTAAATCTTTAATTTGGGATAAACAAAATAAAATTATGGGGCAATATTATATGAGCCAATATGAATATATTTTATTTTTAAGAAAAGGCAAAGGTGTAAAAATAAATAATTGTGGAACTCCAGATATATTGTCAGTAAAAAATAAAAAAATAAAAGGTGTTGATAATAAAAATTTGCATGATACAGAAAAACCTATTGCATTAATGAAAATATTAATTGAAAACAGCAGTAAGGAAAATGAAATTGTATTAGATCCATTTATGGGGATTGGTAGCACAGGAATAGCTTGTGTTGAATTAAACAGGGATTTTATTGGAATAGAGTTAGACAGGGAATATTATGAAACAGCAACTACCAGAATTGAAGAAGCATCAGGAAGTTAAATTTGTAGAAGCTGCAACAGATTTTATTGATCCACCTACACAAGAAATTCTATGGAGATATGGTAAGATATTATTTCAAGTTAAGTCTGTGCATGGTGCAATTTCCTACTATATAGAAGAAAATAAAAAAAAAGTAAAAATTTCAAGATATTTGATTTTTCCTGTAAATTAGAACTATGGCAGACAATGGTTTTACACAGAAAGAGATGCTCCAGTTAGTGCTAAATAAATTAGATGACCTAGAAGATAAACTAGAAAACAAATTGGACAAATCAGAATTTTATAAGGTGTTAGGGATAGTAGCTACTTTTATATTAGTTATTGGCTCTTTAATGATGTAATGAAAGCAACAGTAAACCTAAACCAAGTCTTACAAGGTGGTTTAGCTGCTCTTGTAGCTTGGTTATTTCAAACAGTTAATCAATTACAGTCACAAGTTGCTGTGTATATGGTACAAATACAAAAACTAGAAGAAAATATTGTTGGTTTAGCTATGAGAGAAAGAGAACTAAACTCTGCTTTAACAGATGTTCTTATTAAGCTTGGTGGCTAATGATTGAATTTTTAGTTGTACTCTGGTTAAGTCTTAGAAAGAATAAAAAAAATGTGTAAATGCACAATACTTTGCTGTGGTTGTTCTTTGCATTGTAAAAATAAATAATATTTAAGTTATACTGCTTTTATGGATTATATAGATGATATGTCTTTAGCTCTACCTAATCAACAACAGGTAGGGGAATCTAATGCAGATTTTAAAAGGTTTCAGTATTATTTAGGCTTAGGAGCTTCCAGAACACTTAAAAAAGTTTCTAATAATTTCAGTCTTACAGATAGAAGAATCTATCAAATATCTAGTAAACATCAATGGGTTGATAGGGTAAAAGCTATTAATAGAATGCTAAATGAGCAGATAGTACAGGAAGTTTATGCTCAAGTTGGGGAAACTGCAAGAGATCTAGCTGATAACTTAAAGCCTTTAATATTTAGAATTATAAGTGAAATAAATGAAAGAGATTTAGCTTCAATGAATCCTACAGAACTTAAGGGAATATTAGATGTTTGCTACAAGATGATTAGCCAGATTTATGGCTTAGGAAGTCCACAAGTACAGGTAACACAGGTTGAATATCCACAAATTAAGTTTAAATGGGATTGGGAGCAAGATGATGATACAGATTATTAATGATGATTGTCTTAATGCTTTAAAAGATATGCCTGATAATGCTGTTGATTTTATTCTTACTGATCAACCTTATGGTACAACAGCTTGTAAATGGGATAATGTTATACCTTATAAACCAATGTGGGAACAATTAAAAAGAATTAGAAAAGATAATACTGCAATAGCTTTATTTGGTAATGAGCCATTTAGCAGCCATTTAAGATTAAGTAATTTAAATGAATATAAATATGATTGGAAGTATAAAAAACTTATAGCAAGTAATTTTGCCTCAGCCAAATATAAACCAATGAAACATATTGAGGACATAATGATATTTGGTAAAGGGGTTGTAAATTATTATCCAATAAAACAACCTAGAGCTGAAAGTGGTAAAAATAGAATTGAAGCAGGATATAAATACAACTCAAAAAAAGGTGGTGACTTCATTGGAAACATTGAAAGAACAGTTACTGATCAAGAATATGACAAAGAACTCAAATATCCAGAGGACATACAAACATTTAACAACAGAGCTAAAGGAGATAGAGGTTTACACCCAACACAAAAACCAATAGCACTTTTAGAATATTTAATAAAAACTTATACACAAGAAAATGAAACTGTTTTAGATTTTACAATGGGTAGTGGATCAACAGGGGTAGCTTGTGTTAATACAAATAGAAACTTTATTGGAATTGAGTTAGATAAAGAATACTTTAAAATTGCAAAAAAAAGAATAAATGAAGCAATTAAATGAAGCAATTAATTGAGGCAACTCCACCTGATTTACATTCTGGACAAATAGAAGTAATACAGGCACTAAATGAGCATAGGTTTATTATTGCTGTATGTGGCAGGAGGTGGGGCAAAACAACTCTTAGTCTTGTCAGTGCCATAGATCAGGCTCTTAAAGGTTTAAAAGTATGGATTATCTTTCCTGTATATCCACAGGCTTTAGAAAGTTGGTTAAATCTTAAATCATTAGTTAGACAACTACCAGAGGAATATGCAGAAACAAGAGAAGTAGAGAAAAGAATAGTTTTAAAGAATGGTGGCTCTATACAGATTAAATCAGCTAACAAGCCAGAAACTCTTAGAGGTGCAGGTGGTATTAGCTTAATTATCTTTGATGAGGTTGCTTATCAAGAAAAAGAAACTTGGGATACAGTTAGACCAATATTATCTGATAGCTTAGGTAAGGCATTATTTATCTCTACTCCTAATGGTATGAACTGGTTTTATGAGCTGTTTGACAATGCTAAAAGGAGAAAGGATTGGGCAGTCTTTCATTATCCTACTGAGAACAGTCCTAGAATTAATAAAGATGAGTTAGCACAAGCTAGAGAGGAACTTGGATCACTTGTGTATAGTCAGGAATTCTTAGCAGAGTTTACAGAGGTTGGGCATATGTTTAAGAGAGAATGGTTTAAATACTATGACACTATTGCAGGAGATGATCCAGAATATATCTTAGGAGATGAAGTAGTTAAACATAGTGAGCTATCTATCTTTGGCACAATGGATACAGCTCTTAGTATTAAGGAAACAGCAGATTACTCAGTAATAATGACTGTAGGATCAACTCCTAGTGGTAAGCTTTTAGTATTGGATATATTCAGAGATAGATTAGAAGCTCCAGAGCTACTACCTAAAATAGAATCAATGATTAAGAAATGGAATATGGCTTGGTTAGGTGTAGAGGACTC